AGTGTAAAGACTTGGTAAAGTGAGTCTTTACAAGGCACAAAACGGACAGCGTTTCGGCGCTGTTTTCGGGAGTTTGCAGATTCTTCCAAAAAAACTGCAAAGATCATCTTCGGTTGAGGTCGGCAAACTCGCAGGTCAGAAGCTTGCGGTTTGCCGACCAAGATCGTTTTGGAAGAATGCAAAAAATTTTTCCAAAAACTTTTTTTTTCAGTGACATGGGTAACTACTTTCTACTACCTACGCGTGGATCTTCAAGATTAGATACCCACAACGCAAAAAAAAAAAGTTTTCAAAAAATTTTCTGCATTTTACCAATGGCTGTTTCACCAAGATCAACAGCAAGACAGAACAGGTGGGGACCTCATGCAGGAATGGCGCGAGATCGTAGGGTTCTCAGGCTACTCGGTAAGTGATTCTGGAGTCGTCCGCAACGATGACACCGGTAGGGACATGCGCACGTATGCCAACTCTCGTGGCATCGAAACCGTAGGGCTCATGCGCAGGGGGGTGCAGCACAAAAGGTCGGTCGCGCTGTTGGTGGCCGATGCTTTCATCTTGACCGCACGGAGTCTTCAGTTCAACACACCGATAAACCTCGACGGGGACCGGTTCAACAACCGGGCGACCAACCTCGCATGGCGGCCTCTCTGGTTTGCCCGTAAGTATCACCAACAGTTCGCCGTGGGTCCGCAGGGATTCGGACGCCCGGTCCAGAACATCCAGACCGAAGAGATCTTCGAGACCACGTGGCACGCTGCGATAGTCAAGGGGCTGATAGAACGAGAGCTTGTGATGGCGATACTCAACCGCACGTACGTCTTCCCGCTCTACCAGATGTTCAGGGTACTCGAGTGATTTTAGATACCCTATCGCTCGCATTACATGTACTATAGTGAAGGGGTAGAATAAGCCTTCGCTAGCCTACTGCTAGCCCTTTGTTTTTATGTGACAGGAGTGCTCATGCTTGAGCGTGATTACCAAGCACGTCTCATCAAGAAGCTAGAGCGCATGTTCCCTGGTTGCATGATCCTGAAGAACGACGCCGAGTACCGACCTGGTATCCCGGACCTGTCGATCTTCTACGGGGCTCGCTGGGCGATGCTTGAAGTCAAGGTGGATGCGAAGTCCAAGTACCAGCCGAACCAGAAGTATTATCTGGAGACACTGAACAACATGGGCTTCGCGTCTGTCATCTACCCCTCGATTGAAGAGGACGTACTAAGTGCTCTACGGGAAGCGCTTCTCGGGGTTTAACAGACACCCCAAGCTCGAAGGCAAGCACGCCATTCTGAGCCCCTCGAACTACCACTGGCTGAACGACGACGAAGAGAAACTTCGGAAGCGTCTGAAGAACGCCAGGGCTGCCGCACGAGGCGATAGTCTTCATGCCCTCGCCGCACATGCCATCTCCGAAGGTGTCAGGCTCTACCCCGACGGATCGACACTCAGTCTGTACGTCAACGATGCCGTTGAGTTGGGTATGGAGGCTGAAAAGACTCTGTTCTACTCGCTCAACGCATTCGGACATGCCGACGCCATCGGCTTTGAGCTTTACCCCGTGCCGGACGGAAACGTTCTGGGATGTCTTCGAATCCACGACCTCAAGACCGGAGTGACTCCGGCTTCGATGAAGCAGTTGTATGTCTACGCGGCGTACTTCTGTCTTGAATACGGGTTCAAGCCGTACGAGATCGAGGGTGAACTTCGTCTCTACCAGAACGATGCGATCGTAGGCGAAGTCATCGACCGAGTATTCCTCACTCAGGTGATCAGTACTACCGTGGCTCATCAGCGAGTAATCGACGAAGAGGAAATGGAGGGTGAAGCGTGGGCGTAACCATCAGCGAAGAAGACTACCTCGCGCATTACGGAATCCTCCGTAAGTCGGGTCGATATCCTTGGGGTACGGGTAAGGACGAGACCACTCGCGCTCAGACCTTTCTGGGAATGGTCGCGGACTGCCGGAAACAGGGTATGTCTGATAAGGACATTGCGAAGGGGTTCGGTATGACCTCGACCGAACTCCGAAACGCAACCACGATCGCGAACAACGCTGCCGTCAAGGTCAAGATCGCTCAGGCTGAGAAGCTGAGAGCCAAGGGTTGGTCGAACGTCGCTATCGGAAAAGAGATGGGTATCGGTGAGTCTTCCGTCCGTGCCCTCCTCGAACCCGGCCGCAAAGAGCGCAACGACATCCTGACGACCACTGCTCAGATGCTTCGTGATGAAGTCGCTGACAAGAAGTTCATTGACGTCGGAAAGGGCGTCGAGCTTCATCGAGGTATCAGTGCCGAAAAGCTGAAGGCCGCAGTCTCCATTCTGAAGAATGAGGGCTACCGCCACGATCGTGTCAAGGTCAGACAGCTCGGTACTGGTAAGGAGACGACGATAAAGGTGCTCAGTGCACCCGGCACGTCGTACAGCGAAGTCCTGAAGAACAAGGACAACATCAAGCAGATCGTCATGTACTCGGAAGATGGTGGTCGACGATTCGACGCCATCAAGCCGCCCATCTCGATCGACTCCAAGCGTGTCATGGTTCGCTATGCCGAAGAAGGCGGAACGAACCGTGACGGTGTCATCCAGGTGCGGCCCGGTGTCAAGGACACCTCTCTGGGCAAGGCGACCTATGCGCAGGTTCGTGTTGCCGTTGACGACACGCACTACCTCAAGGGTATGGCGATGAAGGGTGAAGAGAAGGACTTCCCGCCTGGGATTGACCTGATCTTCAACACCAACAAGTCGAACACCGGCAACAAGCTTGACGCCATGAAGGAGATGAGCTCCGACCCCAAGGATCGCTTTGGTGCTCAGATCGATCACCAGATCCAGGAGACCGACACCTTCGGGCGCAAGCACGTCACCTCGGTGATGAACATCGTCAACGCTGAAGGTCGCTGGGATGAGTGGAACCGAACCCTCTCATCTCAGATGCTGTCTAAGCAGAGTCCTGCTCTTGCTCAGCAGCAGCTCGATCTGGTGAAAGAGCGTAAGAGGCGTGAGCTTGACGAGATCTTGAAGATCCCGAACCCTACGCTCAAGCAGCATCTCCTTGAGAAGTATGCAGACGGTACTGACGCCGCCTCTGTACACCTCAAGGCTGCCGCTCTCCCCAGGCAGGCGACCAAGGTCATCCTTCCCCTGGTCAAGATCAAGGAGGATGAGGTCTATGCGCCTACGTTCAAGGACGGCGAGCTTGTAGTCCTCGTTCGCTTCCCCCACGCTGGAACCTTCGAGATCCCTCAACTCAGGGTGAACAACAAGGGTGCTGAGGGTAAGTCCGTCATCGGGCCTCACGCTCGCGACGCAATCGGAATCCACCCCAAGGTTGCCGAACGTCTGTCGGGCGCTGACTTCGATGGTGACACAGTTCTTGTCATCCCCAATGACAAGGGCCACATCAAGAACAGCCCGCCCTTGGAGGGCTTGGAAGGTTTCGACCCCAAGTCTCAGTACAAGGGGTATGAGGGAATGCCTGCCATGAGTGCCCGTACATTGGGCATCGAGATGGGCAAGGTGTCGAACCTCATCAGCGACATGACTCTTGGTGGTGCGCCGTTCTCTGAGATCGAGCGTGCTGTCAAGCATTCGATGGTGGTGATCGACGCCAAGAAGCACAAGCTGGATTACCGGCGTTCTGAAATCGACAACGGCATTGCTGCGTTGAAGAAGAAGTATCAGAAGCCTGGTGGCGGAGCATCTACTGTCATCTCCAGTTCTGGTACCAAGGCGACCAAAGAGATCAACGAGCGCAAGCTCAGGTCTGCCAAGGACGGCGGTCCTATCGACGCCGCTACTGGAAAGCTTGTCTATGTCGAAACTGGGAATCGGCGCACTGTCTTCGAGAAGAATGCAGATGGTGTAAAGGTTCCTAAGATGGTCATCGACGAGCATGGCAACAAGGTCGAGAAGACTACGCCTGTCACTGAGAAGGTGGCCAAGCTTGCGCTTGTAGACGACGCTCATGTGTACTCTTCTGGTACGCGCATGGAGCAGATCTACGCAGACCACTCGAACGCTTTGAAGGCCATGGCCAACGAAGCGCGTAAGGCAACTCTGTCTATCAGGCCTATTGAACGATCCCCCTCTGCGGCAAAGGTCTACGAGGCGGAAGTCAAGAAGCTGGACGCAGATCTCAACCTGGCTCTCAGGAACGCCCCCCTCGAAAGGCAAGCCCAGATCATTGGGAATGCCATCTACAAGCAGAAGCTTCAGGCCAATCCTGACATGGACGAAGCCGATAAGAAGAAGGCTAAGTCTAAGGCTCTTGAAGAGGCAAGGATCAGGACCGGTGCTGGTAAAGACCGAATCGTGATCACTCCTCAAGGGTGGGAAGCGATCCAAGCAGGAGCCATCAGTCCTAGCAAACTGAAGGACATCCTGGACAACACCGATACAGATCAGGTCAAGGAGCTGGCCCTTCCTCGTGAAGCCAAGGTTCATGACCCGGCCTTGAGGTCACGTGCGGCACAGCTCATCCGTACGACTGACTACACTCAGGCAGAGATCGCATCTCACCTGGGGATCTCGGTGTCCACTCTAGTGTCCATGCTGAGTGGGAAGTGATCGCTATGGCCAAGGAGCGGATGCTCACTACAGATGACAACCCATACGACCCATTCACAGAGTGGGAAGCATGGGACCAGTACGATAGGCAGATGGGGTACCACACCACTGCCCTACTCGCTCGCCTAGTCAGGGACTCTCACGAGCTTCCTGAAGCTGTTCGCAGTCAAGCGATCGAGGACGCCATAGATGACTTCCTTGAGGTCGTCGTCACTGGCACAGAAGCCAAGTACAAGACAGTCGAAGCAACGGCTGCCTAGCTTGGCACACTGACTGGCTAGAGGTCGGTCGGAGTTCTCCGTGTGGATCCCGCTTCCCCCTCGCGATCCCGGAATTCTTCGACCGGCCTCTAGCCAACCAAATAGTTTCAGATACATGGTTTCAAAAAATTTGTCAGACCGGGGGGAGGGGTCGCCGAATTTAGACCCCCCTCAGCAT